GGCAATGACCTGCTCCAAACACGCGCTTGTGCTGCAATGGTGTTGTCCTCATAGCTACCTTCAAATTCAGATTTGGTGATAGCTGCGTTCATCGAGTCTAACACCACCAATATGGGCGTCCTTTCCCCAGTCTGCGCTCTGTTCTCTGCAGCCTTTTTAATTATGGAACCACATTTGCTGAAAACCTTCTCAAGATAAGGTGGCTGGACTATGATCAAACGACTTGTATCCACTCCGATGTTGCGAGCATAGTCAGGGTCCAATTTATATTCTTTGTCCATATAAATGGCCACCCCGCCTTGTTGTTGGCAGGATGCCACAATATGGAGTGCTAAGGTGGTCTTGCCTGAACCTTCAGCGCCGTGTGCAATGGTTAAACGTCCCAATGGTATCCCACCACGACCAATCGCCAGATCAACAGACGGGCATTGGGTTGGGATGACGCCTCTGATTTTTATCGCCAAACCATCTGAGCCTAGCAGCTGGGCACCATCCTCGGTGCCCAGTGTGGATAATATCTCGTCAACCAGTTTAGGCTCAGATGGCGACTTGTTTTGTCCTTCCTTCATTTGCCTCTATCACTTAGACTTCTTGGATTTCTTGGCTTTCTTGCCTTTGGCCTTTTTCTTGGTTTTTTTGCCATCAGCTATGGACTTCAACTCTTCATCCAGTTGGTCCAGATCGTCATCAACGCCATTTTCCTCTTCTTCACCCTCTTCAGCTTCCTCGTCCTCTTCAGTTTCCTCATCCTCATCTAAGTCGTCACCTAAGTCGTCATCCAACTCTTCCTCTTCCTCTTCCTCGTCCTCTTCAGCTTCCTCTTCCTCATCCTCTTCAGCTTCCTCTTCAGCTTCCTCTTCAGCTTCCTCTTCTTCATCATCGATATCGTCACCGATATCATCACTTTCATCTATTTTGACTCCAGCCATCAAGGCCTCGACATCTGATGCATTCCGAATGAGGTTGGCCACTATTTTGAACAAATCACAGTCTCCGCCTTCGGCCATGGCCTTTTCGATCATGGCACGCAGCTTCGGTCCAAGCTTTCTGGGCTTTTTAATAGTAGGTGCGTGTGCAACCACTTTGTATTTGGTGTCATTTTTACCCTTGCCCACCCTGTGGATGTTGGCAAAGATGGCCGATTTTGGATCTGTGATATCTCCGTTGTCAAAAAATATCTCCATGATGCCATCGTATATGCTTTTGCCTACGAAAATCACAGACGGCTTCGGAGTTACTTTGTCCCATGACCCTGAAGGCTTGGATTTGTGCTCCATCGGGGTGACACCCCAAAGATACCTAGTCTGAGCACGACTTCTGTCCATCTCGTCATCACTCAAGGCACCATCCTCAATTGCCTTACACACAGGACAACCACCACCCAACCTGATGCCTCGTTTCCTGAGCAGCTTTTCCACAAAAGGATGCTTCACAATCGGATTGTTTTCGTCATCAATACAAACCGTCATCGCATTGTCCTTGCCAACGCCATAGTGGACAACAACTGGAACATAATTCACGCCTTCAGTTGGTTCCCACTCATCTTTTTTCCGACAGGGCGGATGAACGTACATAGATGTATTGCCCTGTTGGATTGTCAGAAAGTCGCCACCCCTCTGCTGGCTGTCGTAACCTTTCTGCATTTTCTTCATATCAATTCCACTCATGATCCACCTTCCTTATTTTGGTTGTGTTGTTTACTTTTCGTTTCTTGTTTTTTTAAGGTCTTTGCGCATCTTATCTACACGGGCATCCCTTTCGGCCTTTGCCCTCTTTTTGGGCTTGCCAGGGGTGGTCATCCCTGTGGCGTCCAATTCTGCTCTCATCATGGCACCCTTACTCTGTAAGGCATTAGCCTTGATCCGAAAACTATCATACACACTCTTGGTCAACGTTGAGTTGTAAGTTGCCTTTGCGATTGCTTCCTTTATCTTGCTGAAATATGCATCTGCCTCGATTCTTTGCTTCACCTTCCATTCTGAAAGCTTCGGATCAGCTGCAAGCAACTCCTGCCCCATATTGGCACGCCAGTTTCGATAAAAAGCGTCAGTTTTGACCCGTTCGCCCTCGGCAGCAGCCCACAAGGCAGCCCAGTAAGCCATCTTGGACGCCACTTGATCCATATCAACGCCAACATCCACAATGGTCAGTTCCTTTTCCAGATCAACACTTATTTCCTGGCCATCAACCATTAATTTGACTTTCATGCGACACCTCTCTGTTCGAGTTTCTTCTGAATTTTAGAAACAGCCGCTGGAGTGCACTTATTGCGTTTGGCTATCTCTTCAACCGTATATTTGCCTGATTCTAAATCCTTCCTGACTCTTTTGGCCTTGGCCTTCTTGGTCAGTTTCTTCTTGGCTGTGTCTTTTTTAAGTTTGATTTTCTTTTCACCGTCATCCTTATCGACATCGGTTATTTCCTTGTTGAAATCGATTTTCAGAGATTTCGGGCTGACTGGTTTTTTGGACACGGACACAACCGGCTCCGTGCTTGATTCTGCATCCGATTCTACACGTGCTTCCAACTCAGCTTGGTTCTGGCCGTATAGCGAACAGGCTTTGTTGCGGCAATATGCCCATGGATCTTTCTTTTTCACGGCCTGCCCTTTGACCATAGATTTATACATGGCCTTTTTGCATTCAGGGCATTTAGGGTGCGTTGGGTGTATCCCTATTTTTTGATTTGGCATTTTTGCCTCCCTCTTGACTGCTTTTTTTAGGCTTGGACGCCTTGGCTTTAAGACTTTTATTCAATTTTTCTTTTCCGCCTGATGACTGGTGGAAACGTAGCACAAGTGCATCTTCAAATCTGGCCTGCCCCTCATCCAATACTGGTGATCTGACCTTTCGACCTTTCAGCACCTTGGCTTTGAAAATTCCAAAATTCTTGATTCGCACTTCGCCTCCACTACGACAAATGGCAATTATACGATTGAACATGCTTTCCAACGCTTTAGTGCCATCAATTTTCTGACCGCACTGGCATTGAATTGTTTGAAGCCCTACATCCCCTGCTATGTCGTTCAAATTTGCCATCAATCAATTTGCCTTTCGGCTGTTCCCTTATCCCTTCCTGTTTTGTTTTTCAATCGCTGATTTTTCTAAGCTTTCCACAGACTCTCCGGTGACATAAAAATAGCTCGGACCTCTCCAACGGTCTGGCTTTTTATCAATTTTAACCACTACCAATTCACCGGCCTTTATTACTGTTCTGGCAGCACCCCAAGAGGAAGCAAAACAAATTACTTCCACGTGCTCCTCAGCACCTAACAACCCAAAAAATGCCATCTCATTCCCGTTCTTATCAATCTTCTTGCGAACATGAGTGACGATACCGTAAAATGTCAGCCGCTCCTCTTTTTTCTTTTTGGAATCAAGCAATCTGTTCTTGGAATAATGCTTTGCCAATCCCTTCGTTGGCCACTCCCTGTTTTCAATGGGGTGATTCCCGGCTATGACGTCGTGCCACACGGACATATCCTCACCAGCCGCAATTGCCTTTCGATAGTGTTCCAAATCGATAGCAAAATTGGCACGCATATTCTGAAATTTGGCATTGACATTAGCGTGTACAATCACCGGAGTGCCCACCCCAGCGTCAATAACTGGCCGCATATCGTCAAATATATCTATATCAAATTTGATTCTGTTCTGAACTCCGCTGGCATCCTCGACATTGACATTGGAATATCTGGCACCCCAGAATATCTTTTCACGCTCCTCTTCACTAGGCAACTCACCGGTATGAAAATCACCTATCTGATTGTATTTGACTTCAACTATAACACCGGCCACATACACAGACTTGTTATTGTTGTCCTTCCAAAAATCCTCGTGGCCCATATTTGTGATAGGCACTTTCACATTCTTTTTCATGAAATCTTGATACGCATCGATGGGGTGTTTGCCGAACGCCAGCGGATTAACAGCTGATGCCACCAATTGACGCTCCTCTTTAGGGTAGTCAGGCTTGTTGGCTGACTTCTTCAACACCTTCTTGAGTTGTTTTGAATCTGGCCCTTTCTTGGACAAGGCTGTCCAGAACGTCTCCACATTATCCACAAACCACTTTACATTAGGCAGTAAACTGTCCAACGCACCGGCCTTGGCCAATGCAACAACCACCCCTTTGTGGCACCTCCTTCTGTCCACTCGCTTCAGAAAATCAAACAGATCAACATATGGCTGATTCTCAATAATGGTTTTAGCTGCAGCTGCGCCCACGCTTTTGATATCCACCAAACTCCCTCTGATTGCCTTTTTTTTCGGATCAATGGTGAATTGCTGGCCGCTGACCGATACATCTGGAGGAAGCAGCTCAATGTCATGACGTTTGGCATCCTTGGCAATCTGCTGAACCTTCAACCTCTGCGGTTCATTCTTTAACAACGACCAA